GGTTCTATACACCAAAAAGGAACTTACATCGGAACAGAAGATGGCAAATTATTGGTCCACTCTTATTGGAGTGATGATGTAGGCACAAAGGCTTTGTATAACAAAGGAAAGTTAGTTTGGATTAAACCAAAAGGACACCCTCGTTATACTTATGAACAGATAGAGTTTGAACAAATGAAAGCTCGTATCGTGTTCTTAGAAAATAAACTGGCAAGTTATATGCCCTAATCGTAATTCAAAGTGATTAGTACAGTTTCAACCCCTCATTTCGAGGGGTTTTTTTATTGACACCGAATAGAGTTCACTCATTGGGTGTTAAAATTAAAAACATACTTTTTATTTTATATATATTATAGTTATTCGTGGACAAGTCCAATGTTTTGGAATATGAAAAAGTTATTATTCTTAATTAAAACAAAGGAGAAACAATATGGATTTTTTAAAGAAAATTGGCTCTTGGGCTGATGAATTAACAAAAATCGGTATTAGTATCGTTGCCTTGGGAGTTGTACTAGAAGTATTATTCAAGGGTACAAACATTCCATTTTGGCCAGAAGTATCAGTAGTTGATAACATTATGGGCATTTTAGGAAGTTTGAGTGCTGAAGGTCTGTTAGGACTGGTTGGTGCTTTCGTACTTTACCATATTATTAAGAAGTAAGATTTACTTATTAATATTCAAAACGCGTTAAGAAAAAAACCCCTTACAGAAATGTAGGGGTTTTATATTTATATATATGGTATTAGATAGAGAATTATTATTAAAACAAGGGTTTCTACATTTTAATTTAAAAGAAATAGATGAGGAACTGTATAATAAATTACACACAGAGTTTAATCAAAAGCCAATTAGTACTAAAAATTGGAGCTTTCGATATGAAAAGAAACTTGAAATAGAATCTGAAACAGAGATACGAGATACGATATCAAAACTTACTGAAAACTGTGAAAAAGCAAGATTTAGTATGGATGAATCAACATCTCCTCATAGCGCAATGATACGACTTTTGATTGAAGGAGAAGATTTTGATAAATTACATTCTATACAAAAACATTTAGATAGTTACAAATCTTTTAACAATGGTCAAAATTGGTATTTCAAAAATAAAATTCCATTTAATAGAGAAATTCTTAAAGAAGTTTTCGATAAAACAATTATAACAGATTTATACAATGAAGATATAATAGATAAAACTAAGTATTCCGAATTTGAACATATATATCGTGAAACTGATTTTACACTATATGTAAAAAATAATTTTATTGAAGAGCATGCAGATGCAGAAGATAGTGGAAGGTTGTGTGTATTTTTAATGTATTTATCTGATGATTACAAAGATGGATATGGTGGAGAAATCGTAGTTAATAAATCTGTTAAAATTACTCCTGAATTTGGTAACATTGTTATTTTGGATTTTACAAAACATAATTTAAACCACGAAGTATTAGCAGTAACAGAACCAGATTTTAAACGATACGCTATTATCAATTTTTTATACCAATAATATTTATATGTAGACCGTGTGGACTGGTCTTTACAATACAGTCGCGGGTGGAGTGAACGCATCCGAAACAATCGTTGCATATGTTGAACCTTTAAAAGAAAGGATTGATATGAGCGATGAATATTTAATGGCACTTGAACCAAATCAAGGTCATCTCCAGGCTCTCTCGAAGGACACGGAGGAATAGAGACTGAACCTCTCTTCGGAGAGGTTTTTTTATTTACTATATTTATATACAAGAAAATATGGTATAATCATGAGTACAAATTTTGAATTATTTCCTGGCAAAAACTTAAGTGGGTTGTTTGAGGATATCTATGAAAACCAACAAACAAAAAAACAAAGAATATCAGAACTAATTGCTGAAATGAAAAAGGTAATTAGACATTCTGGTGATATGGCAGTAATAGGACCCATTATAAAAGATTTAGTTGATACTTCGGTAAGAAATGATGAAACATTAATCAAAATGGCAGCAATAGCACAAAGAATGATTGCATCAAAAGATAAATCAGAAGGAGATACTGGTTTCCTTACTGATAAAGAAAAAGAACAATTACTACAACAGTTAGAAGAAACTGTTTACGAAGTAGAAACTGAAAAAACAAAGGTTGATGATTTAACAAATGAAGTTGAAGAATTAAAACAAAAAGTAAATAATGAATAGAGGAGTAGGTGCATCAGTAACAATACAAAATACAAGTCAAAGAGGGGCATTTGATGTATCTTCAAAAAGCGGTATTGTTTTAGATATAGTTTATAATGATGCCCATCCTAAAATAGAAGAAATAGAAGCAAACAGTATTCCAGAAACTGTTGATAAAAGACGAGTTGATTTTTTATATTACGCAAAGGTAAGAAAGGATTCTGATGTATCGAGTAAATTAGGCGATGGACAATGGATACCACCACATAGTTATACTGATTTGGATTTACCAGTCAAAGGAGAACGAGTGCATCTAATTGATGTACAAGGTAGACAGTGTTATAAAAGAATAGGAAGTTTTGATTTAAATTTAGGAAATTTTGACCCAAATGGTTTAATAACATCAAATCCAGTCGTAGATGTAACAGAAAAAAGTAAAAAAAATAAATACAAAGAAGTATCAAAGAGTGGTACACCGACCTCCAAATCTCAAGGTAGTGATGAATCACAATTACAAAATAATTTTATTAAACCCCAACAAATAAATCCACTAAAAGTATTTGAAGGAGATAAAGTAATTCAATCACGATTTGGTCAATCAATTAGATTTAGTGCTCATTATAATAATACAGAAGATTTTTCTCCAACTATTATAATTAGAAACAGACAAGGAAATAAACAAACTTCTGAATTATTAGAAAAAACTCCAACACTAGAAGATTTCAAAGATGATGGTTCTATAATTGCATTAACGAGTAATAATCAAAAACTTCCATTTACAAAAGATTTTTTAAAAACACAAGTAAATGCATTTGGTGGAGGATATACTGATGGTGGTGAGTTTGAAGAAAATACATATCCTGCCGAATTTACTGGTGATAACATCTTAATTAAAAGTTCAAGAATAACACTTGCATCGCAAGAGGGAGAGATGATATTTTTATCTAAAGGAAACTATGGATTTGTTTCTGATGGTTTATTTACTATTGATAATTTTAATCCTGATGCTGAAGAAGATGAAAAAGGTGGTGGTGGTGCACTTTTAAATTTTGGTGGAGATGTTGTAATAAAAACAAATGGCGATGATATAAAGTTATTAGGAGATGATGCTGGGTTGGTCTATATTAATACATTAAATCAAGATGAACCTATTGTAAAGGGAAATACTTTATTAGAATTACTTCAAGAAATGGTTAAGTTGATAAACGCACAAGTATTTTCAACACCATCGGGTCCAAGTGCTAAAGGACCTGATAATAGACAAGAGTTTCAAAAACTTAGTGATAAATTAGATACTTTCTTATCCGAGAAAAACTACACAGAATAAAATGTCTTTTCAAGTATTTAAAACAAATATGAGTAGCTGGATGCAAACACCAGATAAGCTTGCAACTGGTAATGCAAAATCCTATGAAGATTTTGCTGATAAATTAACAAAAGAATATGATTTAGCAGTCAAGAGTGGATTTCAAACACTAAATTTAGTAAGTGTAAGAAACGGCAATACTAAATTAATGAAATCATTAATAACTACTGCGTGTTTAACTGCATTATCTGTAAAAGGTGGTAGGCATACATTCATAGATGATTTAGGAAAGGCAGTTATAGGATATTGGACAGGTTGTACTTTAAATATTGGTTTACCTCCAGTTATGCCTGCAACTGGTGCAATATATAACTTGGCAACAGTATATGCTTTTTGTATTTTGCCAGGAATCTGGATACCAGTTGGACCAACAGACCCGATAAATGATAGTAATATATTTTTAGATAGATTAATTTCTTCAATGCAAATACATTTAACGACTTTAAATTTTATTTATTTTACAATATCAGTATATGGAATAGCTATTCCACCTGCACCTGGTGTTTTAATTGCACCCACATATTTTATTCCACCAATAATACCAACACCTCCGAACTTAATTCAAGAAGTTCAAAGAGATATTATAGAACCAATTTTAGATAAAAATGATATTTTAAGTGATATTGAAGTTCAAATTATAAAAGAAAAAGTTGAAGCTGCTGATATATTCTTACAAAAAGATTCGAGTTTACCAGAACAAGAACAAGCTACAATAAGCTCAGTTGCATTAGAATATAAATCTAGAGGAACACAATTAATAGAAACAAAACAACACGATTCTACTCCTGCTGATTTAAAGGAAAATCAATTAACTAAAATCAATGAAATACAACCTAAAGAATTTTTATGTGAAAGTGGTGCAAAAGTTGTTGCAGCTGCAAAAGCAGATTTGGGTATAGTAGAATACAAAAATAGAAACTATGGAGGATTTCCTAATTTTGAGCAGAAAAATGAAGCAGGAAGAATTGATGATATGCATTCACCAGATATTGATAATCCAAAACTCTGGAGAAGAAATGGTAAAGGTGCTTTTTGGTGTGCAGCTGCAGTAAAAGCTTGGTGGAGCGAAGCAGGTTTACCAATTCCAACATATGGTGAACCAAAGGTAAAAGGATACAACACTGGTCCTGCTCTATGTAATCGTTGGTTACAATGGGCAAAAGATAATGGATATTTTTCAAGTACACCAAAACAAGGAGCAGCTATTTTATATAGAGGAAAGAGAAAACCAGGGGCAGTTCACATTGGAATTGTAGAATCTCTTTTACCAGGTATTGGAGTTATGACCATAGAGGGAAATACTACTGGTGGAGCCAAATTTTCAGATAATGGTGGGGGTTGTTATAGAAAAATTGCAAAATGGAGTAAAGGTAATATAATAGGGTTTGTAATTCCACCCGATTGTCTATAACCATAAAATCAATAATAATATATTTATATTAGTAAGGAAAATTATATAATTATGAATTCAAAACAATTAGTAAAAGTAATAAAAACTATTGTAGAAGCAGAAGTTGCTAAAAAGCACGCAAGTTTTTTAACAAAAACTTTTCCTAAAATATTAGAGGAAGAAGTTAACAAAAGATTAAAAGAGGTGAAGGGGGGTGTTGTGCCGTCCTCTACGCAATTAGTAGAAGATAATGTAATAGACCCATTTAAACAGGCAGAACTTGCTTTACAAGAAGAAAGAACACAACCTAAAAGACAATTCACTAAAAACGAAGTGTTAAATGAGGTTCTTAATAACACAAAACCGTTTTCTTCAGACGAAAGAAAAGGAACAATACCATCAAAATCTGTATTGGATAATTTTCAATCAGTAAATGAAAGTATGGATAAAACAGTTACATTTAATCAACAAGGTGCTGGTGCAGGATTACAAGGTATGAAAGCAAATATGGCAGCACAAATGGGATATGGTAATGTATCTCAAGTTCAAAACAAAACTGGTCTTGGTGTTAAAACTGGTTTGCCAGGATTAGATAGAATTTTAAATAGAGATAATTCAGAACTTGTTAAAAAGTTTAAAAGATAGGAGATAGTAAGTGGCTTATATTCTTGATAAAAAAGTAGTAACTGATACTGAAGAATTTTCAAATCAGGCATATGGTATTACTTTACCTGCACAACGAGGTAATTCAGGCTTCTTTGCACAAGCTTTTAATTCTTTTGAACAAGCAAAAAGTAATTTAAAGAATTTACTTTTAACAAGAAAAGGAGAAAGAGTATTTCAACCAAACTTTGGCTCTGGTATTCACGAGTTATTGTTTGAACAAGCAACTGATAATCTTGAACAAAGATTACAAGAAAATATAACAAATAGTGTAAATTTTTGGTTACCTTACATAGATATATCTACGATTGAGGTAAACATGACCGATGCAATGAAAGATAAAAATACTGCAGAAATGAAAGTACAATTTACTGTCGGTAATGTTTTTGAACCACAAGAAATTACATTTTTAGTTGAGGGATAATAAAATATGGCATTAAATAGTTTAGATAGAAAACCAAATACTGGAAGAAATATAAAGTATCTTAATAAAGATTTTGCTCAATTTAGAGAAAATCTAATTCAGTATGCTAAAACTTATTTTCCAACAACCTATTCTGATTTTAACGAATCATCACCAGGTATGATGTTTATAGAAATGGCATCTTATATTGGGGATGTTCTTTCTTATTATACTGATGATACATTAAAAGAATCATTAATTACAACTGCAGAAGATAGAGAAAATATTATTGCCCTTGCAGAGTATTTAGGATATAAACCAAAAGTAACTTCACCAGCAGTTGTAAAATTAGCAGTTTATCAAACAGTTCCTGCAATAGAAATAGGAACAACTGATGTTAGACCAGATGATAGATACTATTTAAGAGTTAAGCAAGGAATGATAGTTACTGCAACAACAGGTGACCAAAATTTTAGAACAACAGAAATGTTAGATTTTGCAGATGATAATGAAAGAGAAATTTCTGTTTACCAAACTGATGAAAATGGAGAACCTACACTTTATTTAATAAAAAAATACATAAATGCAATTTCAGGTGATTTAAAAACTATTACAAAAGATTTTGGTTCCACACCACAACAATTTGCAAAAGTACCATTGATTGAAAGTAATGTTGTTGATATCGTAGATGTAAGAGATGAAAACAATAATAAGTGGTATGAAGTACCTTATCTTGCACAAGAAATGGTATTCACAGATTATGCAACAGGAGAGGCAAATGATAAAACTCTTGCACAATTTAAAGATAGTGTATCTAGTGTTTTAACAACACTAAAAACCTCAAGAAGATTTACAACAAAAGTAAATGCAAATAATACAACAACTCTTGTATTTGGTGCAGGTAACACAACATCATCAGATGAACAACTAGTACCATCATTTAAAAATGTAGGATTGGGTTTAAAATCATCTATTGATAAATTAGGTTCATCATTTGACCCTGCTAACTTTTTGAAAACAACTTCATATGGACAGGCACCAACTGGCACATTTACTATTCAATATGTAGTAGGTGGTGGAGTAGATTCAAATGTTGGTGTTGGTGAGTTAGTGCAAATAGGTAGCATAGAATTTGAAGATGATAGAGAAGTATTTGCAACCGATGGAGAACGAAGAGTATTACAACAATGTAAAAACTCAATAGCATGTGATAACGAACAACCTGCAACAGGTGGTAAAGGTGCAGATACAACAGAAGAAATTAGACAAAATGCATTGGCAAACTTTGGTACACAAAACAGAGCAGTAACAAGAAAGGATTATCAAGTAAGAGCATTATCACTACCATCAAAGTATGGTGGTATTGCAAAAGCATATTGTGCTCCTGATGGAGAGTTAGATAATAACTCACCAAGTTCTATACTTACTGATAAAGATTCATTAGAAGAATTTGTAGGATTGGTAGAACAACTTAAAAATTCAGATTCAT